CCAGCTAATCCAATTATCTTGTTACTTGCTTTTTCAATTATAGCACCATGAAAACAATCTAAGGTAACAAAATTTTTATCCATAAAAAATCGAATGTATTGCTCTGTCTTAAGTCTATCCCAAGGACGATTTTTATCTTTTGTATATTGGTGAACTAGGGGATTTGACATAATCTCATATAACCGTTCTATATCATTTATCGTATATTGACGTACTAAAAGGTTTTGAGTTTCTAAATAAATATGTACAAAATTATTTATTATTTTTTCCTCCAATCTCCGATTTTTCTTTAATAATACAAGAAATTCTTCTAACTATCAATATTAAGTTCTCAATGTACAATCTTTCTTTCACAAACTCTTCACAGTTCCATCAAACTCCCGACACAACTCCACGGTATATTAATAACTGTAAAGAGGACAAACACCTTTAAATAAAACTTTTTTTCATACACAGCCGACAGGATTTCCCCATCTTGCTGGCTCCTCCCTTTTATGAGACTTTTTTATCTATCAAGTAATGCCTTTTTCTTTAAATACTGCTTTTTCCGGGCTTCCCTACAATCTTTACAGTATAGATTTTCTTTACGTTCCAGAAACTCCTTACCACAGCGCTTACAGTATTGAGACTTTATCCGCTGAAAGGATACGCAGTTGTCACAATCCGTTTCACCAACTGTACAGTACCCTTCCCAGTGCTGACACAAATCTTTCTGCCAATAATCGCAATCATCAAAGTTTTGCTTATATTGATTCCGAATGATAGCTGCCAGTCTGGTCATAAGTTCCTTGGTCTGTGCTTTCTCTTCCAGGTTCATTAAAAGATATTGTTTAATCTTTCGTTCCGGTCTGCCAGATCCCCATGGGCCAGATCCGATCATTTCCCGTACCTTGTCCAAATTTTCGGTAATATACATCTGATAGACCCGCCCACGAATAGCTTTTACTGACTTGCCAATAACGGCAGCCATCTGTTCATACTTTTTCCCTGCAATAATCATCTGTCCCAGTACAGCAAACTCTTCATCAGTCCAGTTGGTATGATTGTCAGCTTTTACCGGACGGTCCTTAATTCCCAAATCTGTAAGACGGCGTTGTATTGCTCCTTCGGTTCTCTTCATCATCTGGGATAGTTCCCGAAATCCATACCGCTGCTTCCTAACAAGCCGTATCAGCTTCTCGTCTTCATGTGATGTCCATGGAGCGTTTTTGATTTGAAGCCGATCTGAATAATCTTGCCGGCGTTTTTCTTGTACCCAAGCAGGCTCTTCTCCCAGGGCACAAGGTTCAAATTTGGAGAAATCCAGGAACGCCTTATTTTTCTCTGCCCATGACCAGAATTCATCCAAAAATACAATCTTGAAAGAATTGCTCCTGATCCGTTTTGTATGTAAAGGGAAATCTCTGTTTTGTACCCAGGAAATCATTTTATAGCCACTTCCAGACGTGCCCATTCCCAAGGCAATCTGCAGCTGATTCCAGGTAATATAGTCCCCGGACTCCAGGAAGGCTCCTAGCCCCATTCTCTGGCTTCTCACAATAACGGCATTCTCTGACCGGTTCAAACTCTTTGCGATGCCCTTTATGGATATAGTTCCCCACTTATCTTCCAAGTAGGATTCTTCCTCCGGAGTCCAGCTTCTTCCTATCCCCAAGTTAACCACCTCCAACCCTGTCACTATTGCTTTTTCTGAAATTCTTTCAAATATTCCACCAGAGCGGATCGGTTTGTGCCACACTCATAAAATGTCCTGGATTCATCTTCCACATAAACATTCTTACCATTGCGCCACTCTGACTTCACTCCCATGAGGTAATATTGTTGTGCGCCGTATTCATAATTCTTGGATTCTTTATAACTCTCCCAGGAATGCTTCCAGTACACCTTTACAACAATGGCAGCCTTTTCTGACAAATCATACCGGTAGTACCGTTCTCCTGTTTCTTTAGTTTCGATCCATATTGGCCATGTCTCATAGGCATCTACGAAAGCAGCGCGCTGATCATTGTTCTTCAGGATAGGAAGATCTGGCTGCTCCTGTTTTAACGGTTCTGGCGGAACTTCCTCATATTCTCCATCAATTACGTTTTCAGAAGAAACAGGTACAGTTTCGTCTTCTTCCGTTACACTTCCTGGTTGTTCAATAACATTTTCAGGGTTAGATTCATCTACTTTCTTTTCATCATCTGGATTATAAAATCCTTTATCTTCGAGCTGGGAGGTTTCCAGTTTCTGCTGATCCGGGTGTGCATTATGCCATTCACGGCCATTAAAATTCCAGATTTGCTGATCGATCTCACCTGATTCAAATACCCAGTTTCCAATTCCATCAAATTCCTCTACGTAGTACCTGAGTTCCTTATATTCAACGTTATATTCTGAATGATCAGATCCGTCATCGCCAAATCCAAAACCATAGGATCCGCTTGATATTCTTTGAATTGCAGTCATACTGTAATTATCTTTTTCCAGACCATAGGAATGCATATCGCAAAGAGCATTGCACATTTTTCTAAGGACATCACATCGGATCAACCATTCTTCTCTTCGTTTATCCTCAAAGTCCTGACTATTCACATCCGCATCCTGTTGCGATATCGCAACGCTCTCCTGCTCCTCACCAGACAACATATCCACCACATTTATTTCAAAGGTCTGTTTTTGTATCATAACCGGCTTCTCAATCTGATCGGAAGGCAAAATATCAGGAAAGTCTATTTCAAAATCCATCTGCCCTGGTAGCTCTATGTATGGAATCTCCTTGGGTCTTCGTAAATTCCGGATATCTTCCACTCTATCCTCAGGCTTGACCTGTTCCAACTGCTCATCTTCCAGATATAGCATTTCCTGCAGCTGACTTTTTCCAAATGATTTGTATTCCGTTTTTATGTTGGGACTGTTTCCGTTCTCAGAGAAACGATCATTCATGGACATATAACGGCTAGCTGTGCTTTTGCTTATACCATATTCTGATTTGGCAAAATCCCATACATCTTGATAATTATCTTCTTCAAACAGATTCCGGTCCCTGACACATTTCAAATAAAATCCAATGGCAATAAAAGAACGGGCTGCCGTAGTAATATTGCTTTTAATAAATGTCTTTGCGTCCTCCAGACTGATATGACCTTCATACCAACGTGAAGGCTCTGATTTTATTTCTGCATCATTTTGGACTACGGTCTCCAACTCTTCCATGGTCACTCCTCCTTTACATTTCCAGAAACTGTTCATTTACAATGGCATCATAATCAGTATCCCTTTGAGGGAAGTTCTGGAATTGGTTTTTTTTATTAGATGGAGCTGAATCCTTTTCAATATTGTTCAAAGGAAAAATTCCAGTCCATCCGTTCATAATTGATTTATTTAAAATAGCAATACGCTCGTTTGTGGTCTTTCCTATATCCTGTAATTCTTTAATTAATAAAGTAATTGCATCATCGGTCAACGGTTTTTTTAATTCCTCTCTATAATCCATAAACCGCAAAATGGCCTTATTAAGATCCTCTTCAGGAACAAAAACACTTCTTTTTATTTCCTTTACTTTACTTTCCTTTACTTTACTTTCCTTTAGGGATACTTCCCGGGAACTATCCGAGTTTTTCCCGGAATAATCCTTGTTATTCCCTGATTTATTTAAAAATGAGTTCACTTTAATAAAGGGCTCTGTTTTTTCTTCTGGAAGAATCCAGAAACCCTCTATTTGAATAGGATTCTTTTTAGCTCGTTCTTTAACAGCTAATTGGAATCTCTTCTGTATTCCGGTTGAGGTCAAGACAGCGTCCGACTGGAAAAGTTTATTATCAAACAGTGACCGTTCCAGCAAGAATTTCAAGACCTGCATCACCTTATCTGGACTCATTTTTAAATCGTCCGATATGATATACTGAGAATCATCATTAAATCGAATATAATATCCTGATCGGTAAATCTCACACAGTAGATACAAATAGATTGCAATGCCATCTACCCCATACCGGGCCTTCAGGATTTTTATTTTAGGGTCGGAAAAAAAGTCTATATCAAATGGAAAGTAGTCGATACCCTCTTTCTGAGGTCTTGACATGGTGTGGTTCACCTACTTCCACTAAAATCCCCCGCCACCCACTGACAGGCAGCGGAGGTAAAACAGTTGGTCTTAGATTCGTGACATATAAAACCACTAAGGAAAAAATATTAACCTATTACAGTAATGTTACTTCTTATTTCAGTTTCCATATTACCAAGGTTCTCCATAAGGAACGCCTTGATATTAGAAATGGCTTCGTTCTTCCAGATTCCACCCTCTGCTTCTACAATCTTAAAGGCTGGAACCTCTTTGTCTCCTATCCGGAATACAAACTTACTGGCAGGCTGACCCACTTCCTGGAATGTGCGATATGGGATCAGCTCTACTGGATTGGGTACAATCACATCTGCTTTTGTTGCAATTCCTGTACTCATAGTTGCAACCTGGGAGCAGCCATCATCGGAGTAAGTCTCGCCATTCTTCTTCACGATATTTCCTACTGCTTTTAATACCAACTCAAGGTCCTCATTCTTCTGGAAGTTAGCCTGTAAATCAATCATCATATGTTCCTGATCGTACCACTGATCAAAACGGAATTCTGAGATCTCTGCATTTACCTCAAACAGTATCTCTCGCTCCCTTTCCTTATCAAGAGCTGACATCAGGTACACCTTAGTGGGACTTGCAATATGTATAATCATGCTGCCAGGGAATTCCTTATTACACTGGTAAATGTAATCCACCATAGATGTGAGGGTGGATGCTTTGATCCTGTCCGCCTTTGGCATCTTGTCATACCGCGTCAATGACTTAGTAGCATAGGTTTTCCCATTGATATCAAGTATTTCTGTCTTTTCTGCATCAACTCCAAGCCCTGCAATGTACTGTAATGCTTCTTTTAAATTGTCCATGTTACGGATCTCCTTCTCTAATTTGCTTCTCTTAAATTAATAGGTTTCTGATACTGCGACGTCTCTATAATCTCTCCGGTCTCTGAATCGAAGTTTCTGGGCTGAGGTGGTATTTCTTCTGTTGCAACCGGATAAGATTCCCCAGCAACCCGTACAGGCTGCTGATTGCTCCCATACTCATTCATTTCAATCCGTCCTGTCTTTAAGTCCTGTCCTATCAGCATCATTGTCTCATCTGCCAAAGGTGGGGCTAAGGAGACATTAACGCCCAGAGAAGTTTTTACATGTCTTCGACTTTTGTCAGGTTTAAATGTAAGGGTAATTGTAACCTTACGGGCCTTTTCCGGATCTGTATTTGGATCCATGATATTTCTTGCTACTTGGGCCAGGGCGAGATTGGCTCTTTCGAGCAATGCTCCACACCCCATACTATCAAGGCTGATTCCCACTTGTATTTCCTCCTTTCTACTGGATTTTATTGATTAAAGAAATCATCTTCCACACTCGTTTCCGGGCTTTCCGGCGATTCCTGAACCGGTTGCTCTTGTTCTGCTTCCTGCTCTGCAACCACATTATCTTTGGCAGCTTCTTCCACCTCTACATAATCTGCGGTACCGTCCTCACGGATCACTGCCATATCGGCATCTATGGCCTGAACCATTTCAATACTCATAGTTCCCCATTTTGAGATCAACTGTCTTAGCATGGTCTTGTGAGCCATTGCGTCGAAATCCTTATACCAGAAGGATGAATACTTCCATAAATCCTTGTCCGGTATTTCCCCTCTCTCTAATCGCTCCAGATCCTTTGCATTGAATGCCGATGAAAATTTGTCTGCATGAGACATCATCTTCTTTTTAGACCAGTACATACTATGCTCATAACCGTTATGCTCCCGGAACATGGCATAATATCCGATGGTAGGTGCTGCTTCTCTTAAGAGATCATCTTCAATTAAGGATACTTTCAACTCCTCTTCCAGTGGATCATAAGAAATCAATTCCCCTTCCTTGATTGAAATGACATGGAGTTTTTTATAAAC